CTATGAAACAACACTTGCAATAACAGACCCAACAGCTGATAGAACTATCACCCTTCCTGATTCAGGTGGAACTGTTCTAACAACAGAAAGCACAATCGTTGTTAACTCAGCAATGATTATTGATGGGTCAATTGTTAACGCAGATATAAATGCAAATGCAGCAATAGCAGGATCAAAAATAGCAGCAGCTTCTGGATCAGCAGCTGGCTCTATGTCTTCTTCTCATTTCACAAAATTAGAAGGAATAGAAGCAAGCGCAACAGCAGATCAAACAGGAGCAGAAATTAAAACTGCTTATGAAAATGAATCAAATACTAATGCTTACACAGATGCAGAGAAAACAAAACTTGCAGCAATAGAAGCTTCTGCAACAGCTGATCAGACAGGAGCAGAAATTAAAAGTGCATATGAAGCCCAGTCTGATACCA